ATGGCCAAACTGCTTATGCTCCTGGCACAATGCAAAGCAAAATGATGTTTACCGAGGAAGGCTGGGCAACTTCTGCACAGGCAGTTGTTGAAACACGCGCAGGTTATGACTATGTAAAACTTCTCGTTCCATCTAGTGCAACATTGGATGGTGTGGGTAATGCGACAATTAAGTTCCAGGCAGTAAAAGATAAGATTAAACAAGGCGATGAAATTTCTTTCAAAGACCTTTTTGAAACAAGCGCAAGCGAAGTTTTCTATCCGGCAAATAGTGATTTATTCCCAGATTGGACCGATCCGGTTAAAAATGGCTATGGCTATACTACTGCAAAACGTTACGAAGTAATTGACTGGGATGACCCAGAAATTAAGAAGACATATTTTGTTGACGATATTTCATTAAAAGACGATAAGGGTAACAATGTATATGGTTATGCTTATGGTGTTAAATATACTGAATATGGTCAAGTAGATCCAACTTATGATATTGCTGGTTCGCCAAATATTGAAACACTTACTAAAGACATAGTAATTTGTAAAAATATTAAGACTATGTATGATAATCCATCAGATGCAAAAACTAATGTTGATTCATACGGTGTTGAAAAAACAGACCATGATGCAGCTGTTGACATACTTGATAGCCTTGGTATTTCTGATATAGCAGATGTAAGTAAATATTTCTACTTGAATTATTATAATCCAATTGAAGATGCCCGTGTTGAAAAACTTGTAAAAGAAAACTTTGACCTTGTATGGAGAGATAATCTCGAAGACAAGTTATTTGTTCGTTATGTTGAAAAGGATAGCAATAAACTTGTTATTCGTAGCGTATTCAATATCAAGAATGGCGAACCTTCAATGATTGATCTTCCAATTCAGCAAGATTCTGTCATCGAAGCAAACGGCGAAAGAAATATGGTTAACAACATTGTTGCAACACCTACTTCTTATATCGTAAATTCTGTTGATAAGACTTACGCCGACGGTTATACTATCAAGACTGAATCTGATGATGAACCGGGTAACGGCGATATTGAAAAGTATAAGTCTGTATTCAACGATCAGCTTGTCATTGCTGCTATTGGTCCTGGTGAATATGGTAACGATATTGGTGTAAGCATTATTACTACAGCATGTGCTGATATTCCTGCACTTCAGGGAACTTATGGCTTCAACTGGAAGTGGAAGTATGACGATGAAGACCAGGTAAATGATGATGATGGCAATGCTGATTTGACTTGGAAGAAGGTTTTCAAGATTAACGTTTATGTAAAAAATAAGAACCAGACTGCACAGGCTGCTTGGGGCACCGGTATGGATGCTCTTCTCAAGACTCCGGCAGAAAGCTTCTTTGTTTCCACTGACCCATATGCTAAGGATGAAGAAGGTAATAGCCTCTATGCTCCTAACGTAATTAACGGTCATTCTGAATACATTTATGTTTCTCGTGCTTCTACCAATGACGCAGTTGACCGCGTAGGTAACTATGCTCAGCCAGTTCAGACCTTCGCAATCTACGGATTGACTGGCGGTAAGAACTCCACTAAGGATAATGTTTCTGAAAAGACTGCAGCACTTAACCTTTACAAGGACCGTGTTCGTTCTCCGTTCGATATCTTGTTCAACGTAGAAGCTATCGATACCTTCAACGGTCGTCAGAGATATAATGCTCACCAGAGAAAGATTGCTGAACTTGCTGGTAATCGTAAGCAGGATATCGGTGTTGTTCAGGTAACTTCTAAGTCTTGTAAGACCGGTAAGCAGATGGTATCTGAATCTAAGATGTTCACCTTCAACAATGCTTCTTATGTCGCTGAATACGGTGGTTATGATAAGTATTACAATGGCGACGTTGCTTCTTGGATTTACTTGCCGAAGTCAGTTGCTGGCGCTTGCGCTATGGCACACTGTGATACCTTCGTTTATCCTTGGATGGCACCTGCTGGCGTTGCTAACGGTACAATCCCGTATGCTAACGGTCAGTTGCTTCGTTTGACAGACGATGAAATCGGTGATCTTTATGACAATAACGTTAATACAACCCGTGACTGCGGTAACTATGGCGTTGTTCTTTGGGGTCAGAAAACTGCTCTCAAGAAGAATAGCCTCTTGAACCGTATCAATGTCCGTCGTTGTATGAACTACATCGAAAAGATTCTCGAACACATGATGACTCCGTACTTGTTCCAGCAGAACAATGTTAACACCAGAAGCTCTGCTAGAAACGATATCGACGCATTCTTACAGAGAGTTAAGGCTGCAGGTGGTATCGATAGATACGACGTTAGTGTTACAATCGATTCTGAAGATCCGACAATCATGAACGTTAATATCATTGTCTACCCGACAAGCGCTATTGAATTCATCGATATCAAGATTTTTATCAATCGTACAAAGGGTGTGTCTATGGACGAAACCACTGGTCGTGGTTAATCTTAGATAAAGATTTAAAAAGGGTTGGCTGTTAAGCCACCCTTTTTATTTTATAAATAATTAGAGGTTTTATGATAGATTATAGCATAAAAGAAGAGTATCTTTGTAACGGTTGGATATTTAAGGGAACTATAAAATTTAAGACTCAGATTCCTACGAGTATTATTCATACTGATGACTTTGCAATAAGAGTCATCAATCCCGTTTCTTTTTATTCAAAGACAATAATGAATATTCCAAGTTCAGATAATTCAGATGTTGAAATATCTGTTAATGATGCTATGCTTAAAGACCTTGGATTTGATGCGTCACCAGAAGAAGCGGAGAAAAAAATCGCAGCTAATTTAATTAAAAATGGTGGATTGGCTTATTTTATTGATTCGACAACGATAATTATATATTTGCTTCCATCATATGTCTTCAGTAGCGATACAGCGGAAGAGACTGAAAGTGATGGCTATGATATGGCGCAGATAACAGTTACATTTAGATTGAATGATGTATTGGAATCTATAAAGTTAGATTGCGGCATTTTACCATCAATTAGACGTAGTAAAAATTTTACAGTTTATAAAAAGCAGAGTGGTTCTGATGATCCTGTTTTTCCAGATGATGAAGCAAGAGTTATAAATCCTGAAGATAAAGATATAAATTGTTCCGGCTATGATTTTAATAAGCATTTTAAATATGAGCATATTAATGACTATGCAATATCTCAAAGTGCAAATTTCAATTATAATGAAACAGTTGACGGATTATATATTGGTGATTGGGTAAATCCAGATTCTACACCGATATATGAAGCTTCCGCAGTAGTATTCATGCCAATTAATGAATATACGCTTGAATTAAGTTCATATTTGTATGATCCGTATAGAGATTATAAATTATCTGCAAATTGTACATTATCAGACTGGACACAATCAACAGAAGAAATGTTTGAATTGATACCAAATGAAACACAGATAGATCAATATGCCGATTTATTTAGCCAAATAAGTGGTGGATATTCTGCAAGATATAGAACAGCAACGGCAACACAAGCAATTTGCCCAGACCCGAAGGAATCAATACAGTATCAGTTAAGACTTGAATGTATAGTAAGTAATCCTGATGAAGGTGAAGATGAATAATAAAAACCGAGATTTTTAATCTCGGTTTTATTTTTAACAAGGAGCCAAAGTGTTAAATTCCACGAATCGGTGTTTCTCCGGTATCACAGCAGCAACATTGTCCGTCTTTACATTTGTGACTGAAGATTTTTGTATCAGCGTCAACTTTTTGCGGTGCAAGTAGCTTATGAGTATGACCGTCACCTGCTGGAACGACTACGCCATTATTAATAAAGTGGATATGTCCACCGACAGTAGTAATAGGAGTTTCAGCATTTAAGTTAGACGGTTCGTTGATAGAATCACTTGTTCTACCGTAACCAGTTTCATCGTAAATCCAATATTCATGATGGTGCGGTCCCATTACAGGAGAACCAGAAAATACATCAGTCAAACCGATTTGAGAAGTATTTTCATTCATGGACTGCTGGATTTCTTCTTCTATATATTTTGAAAAACTTGCCATTATAAATCCTCTTATATCTTATTTATATATTTATGGAAAAATTTTGAATATTTTAGCTATAAATAATAGAGAGGAATTAGCATGAACGAATCATTTTTCAAAAAAGCATATTTAAAATACAAGGAAAAAGTTGCCAAGTATCTTAAAGACCGAGGCATCGATATTGACCAGATAAGGCATACTTTTGAATCATATGTAAGAGATTTTTATCTTGACAAGTTTGATGCTGATGATTGTGCTGATGTAATATATTCTAATGTCTATCGTCGTATTAAAGGAGATAAGGTAATGACCGTAGAACAAGCAAAAAGAATTGCTGAAAAATATGGATTTAATGTAAAGCCTATAAATGAAGGCTATGGTGATGCTGAAGGCACAGATTTGTCAAAAGTAATTGAAGACTTTATTACTGGAAATACAGCAACTGGTATTAGTAAGGCAGAAACTATTTTTAGGACAACAAAGAGTATCGAAACTGTAAAAGCGGAATTTCTTGATTCAATCAAGCCTTTGGTAGGTCATGGTATTTCTGAAAAGAAATATAATGAAATTGTAACGATATTAAAGAAACAAAAGACATTTATGAATGTTCTTATCTATATAACAGGCCTTATGCAGTCTGCACAGGGAAATGGCCTTAATGCAGGATTAAGAAAGGCAAAATAAGATAAGGTATATTAAACTATATGATTTAAAAGCAGTCATACGGACTGCTTTTTATTTTATGATGGCAAAAATTCTGAGAATTAATATATAAATAAAATATAAAATATTGTATGTATAAGACAAATTTTGGAGGAATACATGGATAAAATCCTAGAAACACTTTCCCAGAAATTCTCAGTTGAGGAATTGAATGAAATTAAAAAGACATTCGAAGCCATTGTTGACGAGAAGGTCCAGGAAAAAGTAAACGAAGAAGCCAAGGTTGTCGCCAAGAAAGCTGATGAATATTGTCAGAAGAAAATCAATGAATCAGTCAAAGCTAAGACTGCTGAAATTGAAAAAGTAGCTGGTAGTTACTGCGAAGAAAAGTGTAAGGCTATTACCGAAGAAGCTGAAAAGCAGGTAGCAGCATACAAGAAGAAACTCGAAGAAGCTGCACAGAACTACGTCTGCGAATATTTTGACACTGAATTCAAGAAGAAGTACGGCGAAGAACTCGAAGCTATCGAAGAAAAAGTTATTACCGGTTTGGATAAGTATCTTGAATTTAACATTAATGAAAAGATTAGTCCGGCCCTTATTAAGAAGACTGCATTGTCTGAAACTTATGCTCCGATCGTTGAAGGCAT